AGAGAAAAAAAACGTGTAGGAATGGGTAAACGAACCAAAGCCATCAAAAGAGACTAGCGCAGCACGTACATTGGAGCGTTATTACCTTTTTCATTACGCCAAATAGCATAATCTGTCGCGTCCGACATATGACCCCTGTCTCCATTGTCGATTTTTAGCCCTTTATCGTTCACGATGGAGTACATATAGTCTTTTATGACGTGATCGCACCTCGTGTTGACCAATAAACGTCTTTCTCCGTTCTTTCCAGCAAAAATAACGTTATTTACCTTGTCTACACGCACTTTTCGCTTCGGATTTTGGATGTCTAGCTCGTTTTTATACGAAATGTCGTGTTCATCGAACACTTCTCTCACGTAGTCCCAGTCGTTTTTACCTACACGACCATAATTACCACTTTTTTGGTTAGAAGTGTTGTCTCCAGCCAATAAAACCTTTGAAATACCCCATTTATTGAGCAATTCCACTGCTTTTAGAGCCTGTTCAGTAGTCAACGCTTCTCTGGAGAAGATTTCATCGAAAATAACATATTTTTTAAGACCGTTACGAGCCTTTTTAACTTGGAGCAAAGCCCAACAATGAGGAGACCTGTTGAAATCAGCACAAAGCCAGACAGGATGGCTACTATCGTAATCAAGAGCCGTAAGATTCCCATCAGGGTAGTGATTATATCCGTCAAAGTGTTTGTAAGCTTTTCTAGTTGGGTCATCTGTTTCCTCGCTCATTTCATATCCCAATTTATACGACAGAAAGTCCATCGCCTCCTCTTGGAATAAACGTTGTTTGCTATGGTTGGTTTCCCATAAGGGTATTTCCCAAGTCTTGTCAGGTTCTCTCATATATTAAATATAGATATAAACGCACTTTCAGAATCAACAAAAAAAATGGGGACACCCATTTCTGCACCCTCCTCTACTATATGTAATCCACCTGAACGGTGTTCGTGTAATGTTTTAAGGTCGTAAGTGAGTATGCCCCATCCATTTTTAATGCAATCATCGAATAAAGGATTAAACTTTTCAGAAGAGGCTCCTTTCTGGACTATTTCCCAACATTGTTTCACCACTTTAGCGTCAATCATACGTGTAAAAGAGTTAATCTTGTTCTTAACTGAGTTTACTTGTTTCTGGTCAACATCTGTTGTAAATCTAGCGTATATCACTACTTTAGGTTGTTCCATTCTTCTACTTTGTAGCCTGTTTTATCTTCCTTTACCGATATTTGTAATACGTTAAAGATGCCCGACTTCATGAGCCGACTATTAGCATCATTCGGATGATAAGGCGTACAAACGCTTAAAACAATACCTTTATCGTGAACACGCTTAATCCATGTATTAGACACTTTGTTCCATACAGTTTCCCTACGAGCCGTAGATATACGATCCTCGTCATTGCACACGTCATCAAGAATTAATACACCAGCTCGCTGTCCTGTGGTTTGGGTCAGTACTGCATACGCCTCATAAGTGGGGTTACCTGTACGGTTTCGACTCTTCACAATTATGCGTTGGGTCGAACCTGTATCGGTGCGGTCAAACTCAACAGGATTGAAGTTATGTTCTCTACACCAGTATCGGTACATATCACTCATGAATAACGCACGCAAAGACAATATCCTTTTAGTTGATATGCCACCGTCAGCAGATACAATCAACGTTTCTAGCTCGTGTTTTCGGGTGGTCATATAGGCTGATAACCCAATAGGCACTTGTTGAGATTTACCAGTGTTATAAGGCGCACGAATCAACCCATTTAAACGAGCGTTCTTAGACAAGGCTTCTTGTTCCCAGTCGTAAATCCCCTTCTGCATAGTCAAGTGTATATCAGCTTGACTGACTTTGTTACCATCTTGATCCGCTAGACAATTTTCGATAAATGAGTTCCTGAGTTCCAATGAATCAGGAGGTGGCTCGTGTCCCACCACATTTACCAGTAAATCAGACCAATTACTTTTTTGGGTCATACGCTCGCTTACACAGGGTGCATTGCGCCTCACACTTCCTGCCATGAGAAATAGCACCCAAACATTTAAAGGGTTTTGTTTTGTTCCATAACCTCACAAAGAAGTTTGTCTTAAATATAGGAAACTTAAACTTTATAGGCATATACCTCCTCCTTTATCTCCATCAAGTCCTCCTTAGGCATATACAAGAAAATATCTTTTCTGCCGTTTCTGCCTAGCAGTTTATAAACAATACTCCTGAATCCATACTTCTTATGAAGACCGTTGCCCCTTAGTACACCTTTCTTATTATCAATAAATTTTAACATCTTTTGCTGTACGTATCTATACAGCGCATTGTTGTCCACCACCACAAACTCATCATAAAACTGAAAGGCTAACTTGTCCGCACCACGAGGGCTACACCACCCAGACTTACCCTGAACGTTTCTAAGTTCTACAAGGACATATCCTTTTTTGTGACACTCCTTGAGTCCTTTAACGTCATAAGTCACATCTCCCACACGAACATCAATATGATTATAGTCATCTTGTTTCGTGCCTTTTACCGCCCCAGTTAATTTACAGAACAAGTCCTCAGACTTCTTACCATGCGCATACTGTCTATCTTGCATTTGTTTATACGACTTCATAATCTGCTTCTATCGCCTCCATTCTTTGTGCAAACTCTCTAAGCTGATCCAGATTAAGGAAGTCTTGTAGAACCTGCAGGGTTTGCTCTCGCATCTTGTTTTTATACTCTATAATAATGGTAGGCTCATTGCTTAGCTCTTTACGCACATCATGCAGGTCCTTCATAATCTTACTCAAGTCCTTTGGATGAATTGCATCCAAGTCTGGATGATTCTCTAGTAGCGTAGTAATCTTCATGAGCATGAACTCTACTTTAGCCGACATCTTTTCTTTGCGTTGCTCTAGCGTACCCAAGTCGGACAATACGTTCCTGTACTTCTCCAGTTCTAGTATGCTACTATGATCCAGATCAGGCTTATTCTCCCTTAAAATGATCTCATCATCTATCTTCGAACGCTCCGCTTTCCAGTTGTAAATGGTTTGTCTAGACACTCCCCACTTTTGCGCCACTTTTGACACATTGCCAATGACACTTATATCCTTCAGGATTTCAACTTTCTGTTCAGGCGAAAACTCGTGGCTACCAACCTTTTTCTTTGACATACTCAATTACGGATTCTATACGGTTATAAATGTAGTTGGGCAACTTATCAGACATAGAGGGTATCTCATAAAGACTCTTTATGATTACTTTTATTTCCTCCTGCAACTCTTCTTTGGTTAGTATCTTTTTCTTTCTGTGCCAGCCCATTTGACAAAAACTTAGTAAAATTGACAGACTATACTTATAAATGCTGAGAATAGCAAATATTGACACCTTTGGTAGAAATTTGATTTTGTGCGGAAGGGAGGGTAAACGACACCCCTGCTGACCTAATTTAATAGGGTAGCCCCTGCTTGCTATGTTATCCTATAGGGTCGGACCGTATACGAAAAAATTAACTAGAATGGGTCTAGCTTCCATTCTAACACGTCCGAGTAGTTAAAAGGTATATATACTAGGGTTGAACGTTTTAAGCGCGTTAAATGGCTTATTTTAAGCCTGTAAAGTATAGACAAGTTTTTAAGGTAGTGGAAGCGGGGTAAATGTGAGTTTGTCCACTTTCAGCGCGTAACCATAGAGCAAAAAAAAAGCTACCCTATTGGATAGCCTTTAACGTGGTTTATATGTTTAGAGTATTTTACAGGTCGGTAATATTATCCGAATTACAATTCGGACAAAGTTCCGAATATTTACCCTGTAATAATTCCCTGTCTAAGATAGGTGTATTACATTCGGAGCAATTCCAAAGTTCCCCGCCAATGGTTAGAATGTCACATACTTTTTTATAGTACGTGTCTAGTTCTAACACGTTGTTAGCTATTCCCTCGATATCATTAAGAGCGCGTTCAATTGCTCTCTTATCATAGTAATTAATACGGGGTAATTCTGTAGGGTGTAACGTTGCGAGCCTGTATAGCTTGCTTTGAGATAGCCCGCTAAAAATACTTATATCTTTAGGGGTTATGTTTAATCGGTCGCAATGGTATTGTATAGCGTTAAATACTTTCATCACGCTTCAATCCTTATTTGTTCCCACGTAATAGCCTGTAATTGGAATGGCTTTAAGTCCAGATCATTGGCAGCCTGTCTAAGAATTTTTTCACACTGTCTATATTTTAACGCGGTCAAGCTTTTGAGCGGTCTGTTAAACATAATTCGAAGCATCCACCTATCCACCGTTACGCTATCAACGTCTAAAAGTAAATTTCTATAGAAAGCGTAAGTTTTAGGACTCTTTACTGTAATTACTTTTTTACCCTGTAGAATATCCCACGCTTTAAGCCTGTTATTTTCATATGTTGATGTTGTAACGGTTTCCAATGGTAGACCGTCCCTAAAAGCGTTGCACATTTGTTCGGCTTGTATTTTGTTTAATTCCCAAGATACCGCGGGGCTCAATGCGCTTACGACCATTGCAACGGTCTCTATTTTTAGCCCTGTATTGTGCGCTATCTCTTTACAAAATGTATTGGCTTGTTTATACCAATTTAAACCGCGCTTTAATACGTCTCTATTAGCTCGAATATAACACGCTTTAACGCGTGCGCTTGCTAGCTTTTGTCTGTATTGGCTTAGTCCTTTCTTATTTTGTTTCATCTTATTAGTCCTATTTATTATTAATTGTTAAACATTGCTATAACGATATGCATACCAAAATAAACCCACGCGAATACAGCGAATGGAATAAAGAATAGTTTAAATATGCGTTCGGATTTTGTTTCGTTTCGTTTCATTAGTTCTGTAATTGATTAAAGTTAACACTACCAATATAGTAAACTTTTACTAATTCCCAAAACTAGTAAAACAATATAGGAAACCCGCCCACGTAGATATAAACCCGCACACGCACACACGCGCGCGCGCGCGTAGGGGATTTTGTAGGGGTGCGTAGAAATCTTTTATAGGTAGGTAGAAATCAAAAAAGGGGAGACCTCCGTAGAAATCTCCCCTGCATCAGGAGTGGTATGTGTAGAAATCTTTTATAGCTTCAAAGAATCAATCTGATTGTTTGTACCTTTAAACATTTCATCGAATGATTTAGGTGTTTTTTCAACCACAAATAGTTCTGCAATTGCATTTATCATTTCTGTAGTAGGTTCTTTTACGTGATGACATAATTCATCTTCTACACGATTCCATATATAATGATACGTATCAGCTATAATGTCATCAAAGTCCATAGCATCCTCTATTATATCAATATCGTGTTCAACTACCTCTTCTTGTTTAGGTAGCGTTTTATTCATATCAAATTTATCTGCTAAAGACTTTACTATTTCGTGTATGTTTTTTGCTTGTTCATTCATTTTGGCTCCTCCAATAATATGCTAAGCATTAGGGCTTTACTTTGGTCAGGGTTACCATTTAGAGCAATATAAAGAACATTGACTAATTCGTCTAAATCTTTGGTTGCTACTTTCTTTACGTAGGTATTAACTATTCTTTTATCCATTGTATTGTTCTCCTTAATTGTGATAGTAACTCATTAGTTCATCAGCGTACTTATTCCTGATGTAGGTTACTAATTTATTCATCTTATCTAGTTCGTGTGCCAACGTTAAATTCTTAATACTTAACGAGGCTTTGTAGCACCCTGCAAAATCAGGAACCTCAAATGGGAATGAGTCAATGGTTCCCTCTTTCAGATATTCAAACAATCCCTCAGTCAATTCGTGAAAGTCAGCAATAATTTCAGACATAGCCATGTCCACCACTGATATTCTACTAATCTCAATCCAAGTACCACACTCTACACGTATAGTACCATTCCAATGCTCAAAGGTGCAATCCTTACTGAAGAATCCCTGTCTTTGAATAACCTTCAATGCTCTGTCCCTTATCATCTTTTCATATACTTGATTATCTACATCTAAATAATTTAGGCTTATCATAATTAACCCTCCTGAATAGTTAATGAATTAAGTTGGTCCATAGTACCTACCATCTCAGGAATAGTTTCTACTTCTTCTTCAGTTTCTACTGATTCAGTATATATAACAGTGGAAGCACCATTATGTTCGTACCATAACGCGCCACCGTCATTACCTTCTTCATCTACTACAGGAACCATATATGTTCCGTCCGTAAATACAATAACAACAGGTCTACTGAACCACATTAGTTCGTTACACTCCTCATTACTGAGGTATTCTATTTTGGCAATGGTCTTACCAATTAATTGCTTAAAGCTATGAGGTATTTGATTTTTCATTAGTTCTATATATTTAATTAACGTTCTCTCAAGACAATCTATAGTTATCCACAATAAATGTCAAATAATTTCACCCAAAATAATCTCTTCCTTATCAGAACCCTTATTATTATATCTTGTATTATTATACTTAGCGTTTGGAGCAAGGGGGGGTTGG